ATCAGTATTAGACGTACCAGGAGTAGAAACTAATCGTATATGGTAATAGACATTTGTTGACGTTCCCGCAACACTATCGGCAGTTTGTAATAAAACTACCTCAGAACCGCCGGCAAATATTGATAATTTGACTGCTCCTGTAATAGTAACAGTAATTGCCATGTAGTCCGTATCTACACCTGAAGTGCCTTGCGAATACAAACAGTTTTCAGTTGCTAAATTATCAAAATCAACCCACATATCTATCGTCCATGTACCGCCAGACAAATCAAAATCCGCATCATCAGGGATAGTAAGCCAATCTCCCGTACCGTCAGAAAATCCTGCTCCCGTACCAAATTTAGGATTAGCAGTATCTATTTGCGCATTTCCAACAGCAGTTACGGTATGAGGAGTGGTGAGAGAACTATCAGTAAAAGTAGTGGATCCGTCTGTTCCATCACAATGAAGCAATAACATTACCTCACTACCAACACCTGAGACTTGGGTAAGTGTGGCGATATTATCCGAATCGGTTAAAGTGTTTTTAACCTTTTCTGTAAAATCCTTAATAAACGTACTTGCACTGGCATCATAAACCATAAATCCGGCTATCTTAGATTCATCACCTCCATAAATCATTGTTTCAATGCCATTACAATAACACATATGGGCTAGAGGGGCTTTACTGAACCTTCCCTGCCTTCTTGTTGCCCAAGTTCCTGTGGCATCATCGGCTACAAAAGTGGCTACTATGTCATAAGTATTGATGGTAACACTCTCTATTAAAAAAATACCGTTATAGCTGGTCGTACCGGAATGAACTATTTCCTCACCGTTTTGCCTATCATGACTCGCACTTGTAACCGTTACCCTTGTTCCATTTGAAGCAAACGCAGTAATAGAACCAGATAACCTATTATCTGTATGTAAGGCCGTAGAATTAAAATCACCTGTATTCGGAATAACGGCATCATTTCTAAACACAGTTGAATTATCTTCGTTACTATCAAATGCCTGTACTAATACATGAGATTCGTCAGGTTGTGTTTTCCTGAATTGAAATACGTTTTCTATCTTTGGGAAACTAGATAGGGCTGTGCTGTTAATCTTAGACATGCCCGGTGGTCCTTTGATACCACGATCAGTATAAAGAAAGTTATTAAGGGTCTGAAAATTAACCTCAACCCCTTCTCTATCACTCTGCACTATCTTCGTAGCATCATATGCGGTTATCAGTCTGCCGGTTAAAGGCATTATAAATGATTGCGGTTCACCCATTTTTTACTTGCAATTCCTATTTTGTTTGTTATTAATATTATCTATGGATATAAAAAAGCACTACCCGCACTTATTTGAATTCTCTAATCTTAAAACATCTAAAATTGATGTCAAAGCTACGGAAAAATTGATAAAAAAATTAAAAGCCAAAAGAGAAAAAAACAAACATAAATTACATCTTGTTGATATTTGGAATAATAGTAAAAATAATTGATTCTAACGCCTCTTTCTCAGGTTCACACCATAACCCTTACGGTTAAAAGTCTTGCTGTAATTCAAATTTGCATTAAGAGTACCCACCTGGGCTAATTGTTTATCCACACCACCTTTTTGATAATCCCCTCCCCTGAACTCATACAAAGCCTTGGCATCTCTTAGGATTTCAGGAATGAATTGAGATTGAATTCTGAATGTACGAAAAGGAGCAAACACAGGGGTTGGGCGAGCATTGTAATAAACCGTTATCGTATGACCGGAAGTAGTTGGCGGTGAGTCTAATATTAGTTGTAATTTGCCCTGTGGAACTAAAATATAACTATCTCCACTCGTCCAATCGGCATTGGCACCACCAAAAAGAGCAACCAGCAATGCCGTGCCGGATGTAACTTCTATCACCACACCATAACTACCATTGCTATTGCTATCAACATCTGTCTCGTTGTGAACCATATCCCCAACGCTGACGGTTGACGAAAAACTTGCCGTAGAATCAGTCAGCGTACATTCACCTCTAGTTACTGCACCTGCCGAAGTTGTAGTTCCAGTAATAATAGAACCTATCGTGGGATGATCTATAACAGAAAACTGACTAGGAATCGCAGTCGAAGCCGAACTAGACCGATGTATGATTTCCTCGTAGTCTTTAAACTCAGGAAATAAATTAGAAGAACCATTGTTATACTTTATATACCGCTTACCATCTTCCTGTACGTATATATTAAGATGGTCTGGCTTTAAAGTATATTCGGCCTGATCGGCTACGGTTGTAATAGGCTGCGTAGACCTTACGCTATTTGTCCTCATAACGTAATTATTCGCAGCCTCATTTATGTAGCGATAACTCAGGTATTCATTTATAAATGCAGAATTATCGCTTTCCAGAAGATCATGCCTCAATCTCCTAGTCATTTCCCTGCCATCCCACATATTAACAGCCTTTCAAATAAAGGTTACTTCTTGGCTCCTGCCATATCATCCGGCAACTCGCCTACTAGCACTTGATTTGATCTTCCTAGATAACCATGAGGGCGATCACGCTTTAGCCTATGATGATCGGGAAGTATCTCTATTGCCCTTTCAAGCAGCCATAAGCCTCTTGTCATATCATCCCTTGAAACCATATCTTGTTCATTAATTCTCATATTACAAGACTTCGCCCATTTCATTTCGGTTTCATTCTTCAATTTTATACATGGCATTTTAGAATGATGACCTTGCAACGTAGGATTTACGGTACTATTCCCTTTCATGGCTTGCTCTTCGTCATAGCGAGTAGGGTTCAGGTTTTTTATTTCTTCCTCAAAACTATCCACTGCCTTTTTAACTTCGTCAATTTCCCTGCCTTTTATTTTCCCCCTTGGATCACTAGCTTTAATCTGTTTTAACGTGTCTTGTAATTTTATCTTTCGTGCTAGTTTTTTCGCCCTGGCCTTTCCATCAATGAACTCGTGTGAATCTTCTTTCTGTTCTATATCACGAATATTATCTTCCATATCGGCAACAACCTTTATCTTCGTCCATAATGGATTGGTATTTACAATCTTGCCATGTGGATTTCCCTTTTCTTTGTCGCAATCTCCAAAAAAACTTCTCATATTATTCTCCTTGAATAAAATTAATTAACATCCGACTACACTAAATAATTTTTTACTAATCATCTCCTGATGCAAGACCTATAAGAGCACCAGTACCAGTGCCAATATCTTCATTATAATAATTCTCAAACCACAAAGTTGTATCAGAAACAATAGAAGCGGCCATTGTCGCAAGATCACAAACAATATCGTTGTTTCTAATAACTCCGGTAGTTCCTGTTAAAAGCTCAATAGCGGGTTGCCCGTTTATATTACCACCTACACCATTTACCAATAAATTGTCTTCGATGAGAATATTGGTGCTGAGTGTTGTATCACCCGAGATATCAGCAGTGGAATAATCGCCACGAATGGTGTTATTCCTTATAGTTACCTGCGCACACACAGCATCTAAATCAATTGCCTGCACTGCTCCGCCAATCCCCATATTAAAGGTATTACCTTCTATCCGTGTGCGAGTATTAGTACCAGTAAGATCAATACACTCAGTGAATTCATCTGTACCACTGGAATCTACACCGAACCAACAATTTATGATTTTAGCATCGGTAACATTTGCCTCGATATTGACAGCTTTAAGAACATCGGTAACACTGGAAAGAAACCTTATATTCCCCACAATCGCATTATTTGCGCCAATTGTGTATTCGCCTGCTGCAACCGTATAAGTGAGAGTCGGTCTTTCAGAGCCATTTCCTACTCCCCAAACAGCAACTCCGGCTACATCGTGGTCAATCTGATCGGCACTGATAATTGTTTCGGCATGTCCGGGCATCACCAAAATCAAATTAGCATTATTAGCACCGAAAGCCGAAGGTGTACCCACCCTTGAAAAAGCATAGTCAATTGTTGCAAAAGGCGAGTTGAAATTACCGCTACTTGCGGCATCCCTGGCTAATGTATGTGAACTATCCACAACATACATAATACCTGTAAACACTCTTCCCGCTTCCATCTCTATCTGAGCAACAAGCCCATAGGCATTACCACGTTTGCCCAAGTCGATTCCGCCACCATAAACACCACTGCCGATGCCTAAAGACATAGCCCCCCACAACACAACAGCAAGCAGTGATTTCAAAATATTGCCCCTTCCCGCAAAGCGGGACTGTCGTATATTCATTTTGTATCTCCTTGTAAAAAACTATAAACTTACCCGCAAAGCGGGACTGTCGTAACTAAATCAAACTAAGCCACCACATTCCAATTGACCGCTCTCCATCCCTCAGGTTTATAACCCAATCCAAAACGAGTTCTGTAAGTCTGAATAATGTTTTCGGTCTCTCTGTCTACGTGGTTACTATAAGTACCTTTTACCCTATTGTAAAAATAGAAGTTCTGCATCAGCATGGTAAGATCAACAAGGCCCCATGTGTTAATGGAATATTCGTCTAATCTGGAATAAGGTATGGATTTAAACCTTGTGTTTCCCCTGAGACCTTTATGGGCAGGGTTTATCTTTATGTCCGGCCCATCTAAACCCTTTTCCGTACCTATGACTTGTTCAACCTGCCATGTCATCCAATCGGGATGAACTATCCCATACACCTGTCCGTCTGGCCGGTTAATCCTTTTTCCATTACTCTTTCTATACTGCCTCATATTCCATAAGGTTTCGTGTAATCCGGCATAACTAAAAGCATTTACACCCAAATTGTCAAAACCTCCTATTACCGCAGGATTAACATTCGGGTCTGTAGTCGTATGCGAATTACTTGCAACTGGTAGCCCTTCATCACTACTCATAAAATCCCAATTAGCACTATCCAGATTCCCCCAAAATCTACCGGCATAATCCTCTTTGGTTTCGTCCGAGGCGGCTACAAGTTCACGAGCACTTGCTAATACATTTTTAAAGCCTATATCCTCTTGAAGTTTCTTTTCGTCTACAACTTTTAAACCGAATTCTGGAAATACAATCCTGCTTTTGTAGCCAGGATATACATTACCTTCTTCATACTGCCCATCAAAAGGCACTAAAGCACCAAGATCGGACATACCAAGGAACTGTACGAAAGCCTCCTTTGATGTCTCGACATTAAACAATATGTTTATCATCTTGGCTAGGGGCTTGAGGGTTTCAGCCTCATTAACCACCTTATTAAGCTTTTCCTCCAAAAATATACTCATTTGTCCGTGAGTCTGTGGCATTTTTCTTCCTCCTAAAAAACTTTAACCGAAAAAAGTGCCGACTCACCAAAATAAAATACTAAGCCCGTATTCCTAAGAAATGTTCCGGTGCGAAAGTACCGATTACATATTCCTCACCTGCTTTTTCTAAGTGCAATTCGTGAACATCAAAGTGCATATAGTTAGTTGCAGGGGTCTTAGAAATATCAAAGAAATCTGCTTCAACGTCTAAATAAGCATAGCTGATACCAAACGGTCTTAATGGCACAGAAACAAATTCATCACCAATTGCAATATCATCACGAAATTGCTGTCCAAAAGTCTTTATTGTGGCACTGGCATCACTACACTGTCTCTGCCTGCCCTTGTTCAGTCCTTTTCTACAATAAGAAGTTCCTAGATTAGCAACTGCCGCTACATCGGCTGCGTCTGATGTGTAACCCGCACCTGTTGCACTTCCGGTTGTTACGGTATTTACAGTCGGAGCCGTACCTCTAGTAAGGTTATAAAGATTTACCCTTACCTTTGAAGAAGATGTAAGTCTTACAAACTGTACCATTGGTAAATCACTCTGAGGCCAAT